TGGTTCTTATCCTGAGCAATAAAGTTACTCATAGCTGTAGCTATGTTGTATAGCAGTTTATCGGTGTCGCTGCTGAGAGAATCGGAATCAACTGATGCGTACTTGTTGTTCTCAACGGTTGCCGATGTTGTCTCCTTCTCACGATAAAGAACTGCCTGATTGATGAACTCCTGAGCAAACAAGAATGACTTGCTTACAAGTTGCTTTATCTTGGTGTTGTCTATATTGAGCGGATTTTCATACTGCTGGAGCATAGACTGCAAGCAACTTGCGGCTACTTCTTCTCTAGGCTGTAGAGTAGCGATGGAGAAGATTTCCTCTGTTTTGTCACTTTCTTCTGTTCCACCTGTTTCTGATGTTGTTGCTATTCCGTTTCTAGGGAATGGGCGAGCGTTTGATGTTCCATCGGAAGAAGTTTCTCTGACGAGTTTCGTTCCAGTTGTCTTTGTGATTGTAGTATCAACAATATAGGCAATGCCTACTTTTGTTTTGTCCTGATTATAGATATTTCCGTCTGAATCGAAATAGAACAACTGATATGGATTGTTGCTGAATACTACATATCCCATGTACATATTTGTACTTATAGGATAAATATTGATAAAGGTGGATAGTACTATTTCGCCATCTATTTTCATTCCCAAGGATGCACCTTGTTCAACTTTCTTTTTATCGAAATCTGTTAATGTATATTCTGCCATAATTATCTGAGTTTATTCTGTAATCTTGGTTGGAACTCTGTAGATAGTGCGCTGATAGACTCGTTTGGGGCAAGTTTGCCAATTAGCGCAATTCTGAAATATTTGTATGGCGAACCGACAAGGTTTCTGAGATACATATTTACAGAAGAACCAACGTAATACCAATTAACTAAATCATTACTTCCAAACAGAACCGTTCCACATTTTCCTGCCTGAATGCTGCTGAAATATCCTCTTGTAATGCAATCGAACATGGTTTTGTAGGCATCCTGACCAAGCGTTAAAGGACGGCTACATAGGAAGAATGGAATATTCTCTGTTGACTCTTTCACATACATATCGAGTATGTTTCCTGCTTTGTCTGTAGCGTATGACTCAGGATATATATTTACTCGCTTGTAGAAGACATTGTGCATGGTTCCCCACATCTTGCTTTTCAAAGAGTAAACGTAAGTATAAGTATAGTTTGGGTTGAACACTATGATACGGCTATCGTAATAGTCGTAAATCATATCAGCTTCTTCGAGATACTTACGGAAACGGACATACTTCACATCTGACTCAGGAATATTACCTAGTGCAAGGAGTTTATTCGGATAGGTCTTATCCTTTGTTGAATGTGAATAAATGGATAGAAAATCGAAAGGATAATCATCCAGTACATCGGTAAGACAAACAGACTCTCTTCCTTGCTGCATCATGATTCCTCGCTCTGTCGGGAACAGAACTGCATCATCAATCTGCAAAATGCCTTTAGGGTTGGAGCAAATTTCACGTAAAGCTGGTTGTCGTGACTGATATGTTCCTGTATCAGTCAACATGACTACCCATACACCTTCATCGGTGAATGCGTAGAGTGGAGCATCACCAAATTGACCTTCGCTGATTGGTCGGGTGTTGGCGGCTAGTGCGCTGATGATAGAAGAACCTACCTGAACAGAATTTGCTGCTGGGAATACCAAAGGATTCTCGGCTTCGCTCACCTTTATGACGTTTGGATGCTGTGTGATATATTTTTGGCTCACGACATTACTTAAAGCAGCATCGTATTCTTCCTTGGTTATCTCTGTGAAGTCACCTGTATCTATTGGTGTGTTGTCCCAATAATATGAAGATGAAATGACCGTTCCACCTTGATTTCCAAAACTACCACCTCCATTACTTCCTGCTCTTGTTGCTCCACTAGATGAACCCTTTTTAAGGAGTTTGTGGCGGTATATTTGCATGAAAGCAGGAATACCAGCATCATCGTGATAGAGGTACATATAATCAGACAACTCAGCTTTTTCTTCTTCTGTAGGCGCATCGACTATTCCTCCAAAACCTTGATTATCCAAAGAACCAGAAGATTGTCTATCAACTGCGATAGGAGTGGTACGATTCTTACTAATATTGATATAGTAGGACATACCGAATGTATCGGAAGGTTTCAGATTTAGCCTCTTCGAGTAATATTTGTCATACTTCGGCAAATGGAAATAGATAGTCATTGCCGTAGCAAGCGTGTTCGGGTATGCCAATATAGGGCAGATAGGATATTGCAGTTTTCCCTTGTGGTATATATCTCGTTTGATGCTATTTTCGCTGATGCTTACCTTGAAGACTGCATCACAAATATAATCGGTGGTAGCGGTGCTACTAGCTGCAACATCTACATACTCATTTAGGCATAGCTGTGCATTTGAAATTTTTCTCTTGGAGAAAATATCTGTATCGAAAGCATTATAGATGGTCTTCTTTACGTTTCCTATATGCAATCGGTTGTTGTATGTTATAGAGCACTTACCTCCAAAAGAGTCTCGCTTGAAGTCTGCCAAAGAAATACTTTCTTCTGTCTGTAAAACTCGTTTGAGTTGTATATCTGTGCCTAGCTTTTCCTTGCTGATACTGGCACTGAGATAGAAGGATTTGTTTTCAAACGACTGATAAATATCTTCCTCTGACAAATATTGGAAGGCATCACAATTCACACCTGATGCCATGTTGCTGTTCCAAAGAAAACATTTGTATCGTGAGATACCTCTAGTTCTTTTTTCTGTATCAATAAAAGATTCAGGCTGTGACAGGTAAACATCTACACCAAGAATGAGGTCTTCCAAACCTTCGGGTATATCCATGCTTACGTTGATGGTGTGGGTGTGAAGACTTGTGCTTGTGCCTACAGATTTCTTTTCCTGATACCAGATAAACTTGTTGAATGATGTTTCAGGTGCAAGGATGAATGGATTTGATATGTTGATGTGTGAAACTCCATCATATAACTTGATAGCCAATACTCCAAAAACCGTATATTTGAAGTACTCCTTGCCTTTTTCGTTTAGTCGTTTGTTGATAAGTGAATCAAATGCGTTGAATATGATAGATGCGCCTTTGAGAGAAGTATCTACGTTATTATTAAAGTGTCTGTTCGTCTCAAAAGCATTATCCCAATCATCGCCAAGGTTGGTTGATACATCACATTTCTCAGACTTAACATTGGTGATTGTTGCACTATAGCTAAGTGAAGAAAGGTCGAAACTTGTGTAGTTGCTACCTTTCCAATATGCGTACATTGTTTTCTCGTCACCTATGAAACATAAGATATTGCCAACTGCTGTGACGGCATTGACGTGGAATCCGTTGAGGTTGATGGTGTTCTTGGTTCCATCTCCACTTTTCTCTAGCCAGTACCAAGTATCATCTGATTTACGGATGATGTAGTGAGAGTGAATCGTTTCATCGTGTGTTACCTTATGAACCAGTTCTATTGTGTCTCCTGAATCCAGCGTGATGTTCTGCTCGGCTACTACTGGCTGGTGGATAGGGTGGAGTGCCCCATCCTCGTTGATGAGGTTGAGGCAAGTTGCCAACTCACCGTCCTGACAATTATAGTCGGATGGTGAGTGTGTCAAGCCTTGAAATATTACATCTTGTCTTGTTGCCATGTGCTTAAATTTGAGCTTGGTCGCATGATTTCGTAATAAGGTTCTCCTTTTTGTGACTTGCGTGGGATGCAAGTAAGGCGAACCATTCTGTTGAGAGGAAGGTTGTACTCATCAAGGATGGCTGTGATGGAAGGGTAGTCGCTTCTGAAACCTACCTTCTTATACTTCTGATTGAATTGAAGCTGAGCGAAGGCGGTGTTGGCTTTGCGAAGTTCTTCCCAGTCCTCACGCATACAGAATCCGTATGTTCCTCTTTCGGACAACCTGAACACGAAGATAGAGGTATCTAAACGTTCCTTGCGCATGATGTGGTCATAGATGCTCTTGGAGAGCGTGACCGAGTTAGCTCTTCCGTCCAGTACCACAAAATCGTTGCGGTGTCTGAAACCATTGACTTTATCTATTAAATACTTGAATTTCATTTTGCAAATATACTATGAATTTATGAAATGCTTATTTTATCTGTTAATGATTCACGTCTTTTCCTGTTGATGGCTTGCATCTGTCTGACGGTTCTCTTGGCATTCTCGCTACGAAGACAACCACAAGAACGTGTGAATCCTGAGAGCAGGGCAGAACTGAGGATTCTCTTTCCTCTGCCACAATCACACTTGCATATCCAATATACTCCGTTTCTTGCTCCCTTTTCAGAAGGGGCACGGCGGCAGACAACCAGTCTGCCAAACCTTTGCCCAGCGAGGTCTTTAATCTTAGCCATGTTACTTCTCTGCCAGTTTCTTTGCCTCTTCTACTGATACTGGCTTTCCGCTGAGGGGTATGCGGAAGTCGAACTTTGAACGGAAACCGTAATAGCCTACGAAATCGAAGCTCTGTTTCATACGCTCATCTGTGGTGATATACTTCTTGTATGCCTTCACCTCCTTCTCTGAGCGGTAGATGGTAGAGTTAACGAAATAGGAACTGGTTCCCTTGTTAGCGATTACTGCGATAAAGAACTGCTTGCCAAGGAATTTCTCCTTGATACGCTGAATGATTGAGATTTTCTTTGTATTCATATATTAAATTTGATTAATTATTAAGAAGAATGCAGATAGGCTGCACTCTTTTAACTATTCGATTCCACAAGATACGATGCAATCTTCTTTGTTGATACCTCGGAAGTGTTCGCATCGCTGGCAAGCAAGGCTACCGACCATCAGGGTTTCCTTGGTGTACTTGCCTTGTATGCCGAATGGGCAGGGAGTGGTGTACTCAAAGTGCCCACCGACAAATTCATTGACGTTAAATTTTGGATATTTCATATATTATCTACACTTAGAAATGGAGTTTTTTATACCTTTTTCTCATTCTTTTAAAGGAAGAATAAGTACTTCTTCCACATGACTTCAGCTCAGGGCAGAATCCTCTGTATACACACTGAGGAACGCAAGCGAATGCAAGGTAAGGCTCAATATGAACCAACTCGTCAAGCACCATATACCAAATCTCTCTCGTCTCTCTTGCAGCCTTACTGCATAGTCTCAGCTTGGATATATTGATAATCTCCTGAGCGTTGAGAGATAGCTGCAAGTTGACCAAATCATCCTGACGCATATCGTGGCGAGATACCTTAGAGCCAGTAATATCTGGTCTAGATGTGGAAACGAATGGCTGAGCATGAACATGGCGAACAAAATGGTTGCTCACCCAGTATGGTATGCCATACATCTTAATATCGAACTCCAATTCTCTGAGCGGTGAATGCTCGCTGAGAATCATCTGTTTCTTGAACTCATCGCTAGGCTCATGTCCCAGCGGTTCCTTACCTTGTGTGAACCGAGCAGCATCCACAACACGCTGCCAGTCCGTTACTCTTGTAATTTCTATTTTCATATTACTTTTCTTATAAATTCTACACTAATAGAAATAGTTTTGTTATAAAGTCTTTTACAGCCTTTGGGCAATTATCGCCATATGTAGCCCTCAAGAGTTCTGCACCTTCTCGAATCTCTTGACGGTCTTTGTAATCTAAAATAACCACTTTCTTCATAGACTATTTTTTTAAGATGGCTTATAAATTTTCAAACTCTTCTTTTAAAATCATTTTCTCTTTCTTAATAAAATCTTTGAATCTAGAGACAAAATCCTTGTCGGTTGCTATCTCTGAAAATTTGCTATTAAAAACTGCTTTATAATTGAAACTCCAATCTGCATCGTCAAATTTATCGATACATGCTTTCAAATCATCAAGTTTGCTGATGATAGAAAGAATTTGTTCTGCTCTTTTGTAATTCTCTATCTTCATAGCTATTATTTATTTTCTTTGTCTGCTATATCATCACCAAGAACATCCTTGATTTTCTTATAAAAGAACTCACCAGAAGAGAGTTCTTTTATAAGGGCATCAATATCTGGTAATTCTGGACCAACTCCGTCCTCTTTCTTTATAGAGGAGGCATAGTCCTTTAGTGCTTTCACCCAATGGCTATTAGCCATATCTGCCAATGATTCCTTTTTGCTTTCATAGGCTTTCTTCAACTCTCCGTTATCACGGAAATATCTGAGCACTTCCGTCAATGCTTCAACAAAGTTCTTGTCGAGCATCGGGTTGCTCTTTGCCTCTTCTAGTCTTAACATCAGGAAGAGCAATGCTGAATATAAATCTGTTTTGTCCATAACTACTTATATTGTTAAATTCATTGCCTTTTTGATACGATGGTCGAACTTGTTGCGGTATTTACACTTGCTTCTATCATCACAGAACATATAGCAACCATACCCGTTATAAGCTTCCTTAAACTTAGCTTTCCAGTAAGGAGAAGGGTGTTTACTTGGATAATCAGCATAAGTGTCTTCCTTCATTATCTTTTTTGCCAATCTAATCTTCATACGCTATAATTGCTCCAACTTATTAATTATTTTGTCAAAGCGGTGCATATAATCGAAGTTTGAATCTTCATCATACTTGCGCTCCATTCTGTCATATAGCCAACGTAGATGCTCTGCATCCTCATGGAACTCTTTAATATCTTGTTCGTCTAAGATTATCTGTTTCTTCATAAGCTATAATTCTTTTAATATTTTTACATTTTTGATAAGTGGTTCCCCATCAATTCCAACAAATGGAAGAACATCACCTGTTACTAAATACTTCTTTCCACTATAATATCTTATAAAATGGAGAAATGTATCAAGTGCGCTTATATTAGCAGGCATAGGTAAGACTGGAGAATATAACCCATTAATGTTTTTATGAGCTTCATAAACTGAAACGCCAAATTCTTCCCCAACTTTTTCTTCACCTTTCCAAATACATGATTTCTCATTTTTGGGTATTTCGCCAAATCTATAGAATATCATATTATTCTTCTTTATGTCTATGTAATTTTATAAACCTCGTAAAATCGAGAGGAAACTTCTTTTTAAGTTCTCTTTCACGTTTACGTCTCTCCTTCCTTGTAGGTGGAGGTACGTATACCCTACTATCAGAAATTAAGTTATGAATAGCAGTATCTACTATTCTCTTCAATAATTCTTCCATGTTACTCTTCTTTAAGTTCTACTGGCTCATCCTCCCAAGATAGTTCTCTTCCAATAAGTTTCTTGATGCTACCTGATGGAAGACCTACATAAGAGAGCATTGGTATCCATATACAATCATGCGCTCTATAAGGCTTTCCTTCATAGATAGCTTCAAGTCCACTCTTATCTACTGCTACCCATGCCATAACTATTCCTCCACTTTAATACCAAATGGAGTACCATCGGCAAATTTAAAATAATTAAAAACAGCTTCAAAACTCATTATATCTTCTTTAGATTCAATTTTACCATAAACAATTCCTTTACTAATTACATTTGTAATACATTCTTTGGTAGGAAATGCTTTATCAATCGTCCACCCGAACGGCTGATGTTTGAGCATTTCAGCCCAACACTCTTCTGCGTTGGCAAAAGGGCGGTACTTTGGCTCTGACTTGATGCGGTAACCATCAGTTTTTCCAATCAATGTATCAAGGAAAAAGCCCTCATCGTCACCATCAATATCTCTCCACAAGCCCATATCAAGCCACTGAATAGTCTTACCTTCTTTAATTGCCTCGAAAATAGGAAACAATCTCTGAATTTCTCCTTTATATATTTTCTCCATATTCTAGTCCTCCACTTCTATTTTATATTCCAACTCATCAACCAAATCGCTTATTATCTTAACGGCTTCTTCCAAAGCAACATACATGCAATCTCCTTCTGATATAAGTTCATCAATAGTACTACTCTCGCTCATATCCTCAGGGAAGTCATTTGGTTTCCAAGTGAAACTTTTGTTCTTTTTCTCGAACTCTCTAGCCTTTTCTAAAAGTTTTTCTCTTGTCATACTCAATCCTCCAATTCTTTTAAAATCATTTTTACCAAGTGATAATAATCTCCATCCCAACCTTCATCTAACGCTTTGCCATCAGAAGAAGTATGATACCTGTTGACGTAATCAAAGATTGCGTTGCAAAAGAAATCATCACTTGTACCCTCGCCAGATTCTTCATCACAGAAACCTTCGTGACTTAGAAGTTCTTGACATTCTTTGTGTATACAGATTGCGGACCTGTATTCTGGTACAAACTGACGAATATATTTTTGTCCTACTTCTATTTCACAACCGCACATATAACATCTGTGAAGTTTGCGAGCTTTACGCTCTGAGTTCATAAAATCCATAATTATTCATCTTTTGGGTCAACGAATGGTAGCCAGTATTCTATATCAGGAATATTCCATCCGTTATAGTCTTTTGCTATCTTTTTATCTACTATATGTCCGAAACATAATCTGCCCTCTGTAGTGAAAACAACAACTTCTTTATCTACTGGTGGAAGTTCATCCTTGACAGAAATCCATACTGGATAAAATTGCTTTAGTCTTCTTTCTTGTATGTTTGAAGTCATTTTGTTAAGTACCTCTTCTCGGCCTGAATCATGCATAACCTTAAACATTTCTATTATAAGGCTTACATGAGATTCATCAGGAACTCTATCACGGAATGTTTCTAACATGAAATCATATAATTCTTTATCAGACAGCTTGCACATTAAACTATCCAAGTCTATTGTTACATATACGCTCATTGTTTATCCTCCACAAGAAAATGTTTTTTAATATGTTTCTCTGCTTTTAACCTAGACTTGAACTTATGTTCCTTAACCTGCCAATAAAGATGCTGGTGGTAATCAATGTATTTAATAATATAAGCTTTTCTGCTTACTTTTATTATCTTATACTCGTTACAATAGGTACGATATTCAAATCTAATCATATTCTCTTCTTTTACCCTCTCCCTTTTACAGGAGAGGGTGGTTAGTTACTCTATAACGTTTCTTTTTTTCAGATAAGAAATGATGGCTATAAGATTAAATATTCCTATAGCATCTTCACTGCAATCCCATGCAAACTCCATAATTGCAGTATCATCGCTCTTGCCAATAAGCCAATCATTTACCACTATTGCATATTCTTGATTTTGCTCTTGATATTCCTCCAAATCTTCAAAATCATCTTTAGTCAGAAGTTCTATGCCAAGTATGTTTGCAAGAATATATTTAGCTTCTCTTATTGTAACCTTTCTTTTCAAAACAAGCCCATCAATACGGTTTTGACTTGTTCCAATACATTTAATTTTACCTAAATTTATATTTATCATGCTTCTGCTTATTTATGCCCGAAGGCGTTAAACATCATATCTTTCTGTCTTGATGAGTTATTATCTCGCACTCATCACTTCTTTTATTTCGATAACCACATTGATAACACTTTCTTCCATAGAAAGGACAATGGTGGTTTATTTGTGTTGCTATACTCATACCTACACCTCCATTTTTGAGTTAAGTCCTAGACCAAAGAGAAGGTGCTGGAGTTGATGAACCCACTTAACATCGGGCAAAGTTTCTTCTCCACAAATGAAGACAGAGAAATCTTCTTCAGCAGGATAATAGTACAAGTCAGGAAATACACATCTTTGCTATATACATGCCATTCAAATCCATCTTCATCCTTGTGGCATTCTGCAAACTCCCATCCGTTCTTCTCTAGGATGGCTGGTGTGAGGGCAATCGGTTCTAGGTCACTATTCTTACAAGCAACATCAACACCATCAATCTCTACTCTTGGATAGGATGCTCCAATCCATGTTACCTTTCTTGGTTGATTGTCAACCATAAAGATGTCTCCAATTATATATTTCTGTTTCATTTCTTATCTCCTTCCTTTGGGAATAAATCATCAATATAGAGCCACTTTTCTATAGGTGCTCTCTCAACAAATCCTTTCCAAGATTTGAAATCTTTTACTTGGGCTAATGAATAATAGTTGCCTATATTATAGTGTAGTAATATCCATTCATCATATCCTTCTGGCTCTTCGTCTGTTTGATGCCACAAGTTCTTCAAGAACTCTTCTTGCATCCACTTAGCACTATATATAAAAGCTGCTCTAATGAGCTTATCATTAGTAAGCTCACCATCATTAAAGTCAAATGCAGCTTCTTCAATTCTTCTTTCGTCTATCATACGCTTTAATTTCTCATGATGTGACACTTAACAACCTTGTTAACTAGATGAGGTTGCGAATTATTGAAATTCTCTATAAACTTACGTTCCATCTGCTCAGGGAAGATGGGCTTGGTAGGCTTTGGAATGGTGATGGTAGCTTGGATTTTGCTACCATCACTCAAAGTCATTAAACATCGTCTTGAAATTTCTTCTATTCCAAACATATTGCTGTCCTCCTAATATAAGCATCCGTGAAGGTACGGACGAGATTCGTTATACTGCATTTTCAACTTGATGTGCTCAACTAGGTCTATGCCTTCTATGTGGGCTAGGGCGAAGACCTGAACCAGAATATCCTGCAAGCGTAAGGTGTTCATCCATGCTGGCGAGCAGGAGAAAGGGAAGTAGGTCATGCGAGTGATGATGAGGTACATGGCATCAGGAAGGGAGTAGGTTCCGTGCTCGAACTCTACCTTGTGATACTCCTCTGTCTTTTTGAGTTCAATATCATTCATCAGGCAGATTATCTTCTGAGAGTTATAGAATCCCAAAAGCGACATGATGCGGATGGCGATGTCTGCAAACTCAGATTGTACGGTTCCTTCCAAGGATTCCTCGTAGGCTTGCTCCTCAGATACTCCCAGCCACTTGTTGTAGTCTTCAATGCTTCCGTTGCGGCTGTGGCGTTGGGCTTGGATGGTCTCGCTCATTTCTGTGATGATGAGCATTAACTCTTGGTTGATGTCCAAATCAGGCTTTAACAAGCCTTTGACTTTGGCATTTTCGTATGCCTTGGTCATAAACTGCTTTAGCAGTTGTTGTGTTAATGGGGTTGTTTCCATATTGTTTTTGAATTTATTGTTTTCTGATAGTGAATGCCATATCGTTGAGGGTGCGGCACCAGTTTATCTTTCCTTCTGCGCATAACTCGTTGATGGCTTGGTATGGCTGATGGCATCCTCGGTTGATGATTTCGGCTGTGAGGACGTGGGGCGGCACGGTGTGAGCAGCTTCACGCTCAGCCTGAATCTCAGCGATGATGGCTAGGATTTTTTCTTTCTCTGTCTTCATGAGGTGAAGGTAAGAATGAAACTTGGGTGACTAAAGACTGATACATAAGGATTTCCTTATTTCCGTTTATGTCCATGCAGCACCATTTTCCATCTATCATGGTTCCGATGATAGGTTTCTCTTTGTACCACATGATAAGGGTCTTGCCTTCAAAGAGAAGGCGGTGGGCTTTGCTTACTCGCTTGCCTACCTTGATATATCCGAATATGTTCATATTAGAAGAGGGATAGCTGACCAGTCTTGTCATGGTAGTGATTCCCTGAAGGGAATATCAGTTCCTCGAACATGGCGGTCAGGCAGTTGGTTACTATTGAATTTCCTGCTAGGGCATAGAGTTTGCTCTTGCAGATGATGAGTTGACCAGTCTTCTCCTTGCTCAGGAGTTTGTCTATGTCAGCTTCGTGGACTCCCATCAGTCTGAAACAATCTCTAGGAGTGTACTTTCTGATTTGGATAGAGTATTTCTTTCCGTTGGGAGCGGTATGAATGATTTCTTTGTTCATGATGGTTACGAATGTCATGTTTGACGTATCTATGGTTGTCTTGATGGTAGGGGAGATACCTTGCATTACAGACTGGTTGTAGATGTCAAGAACCTGACCAAGTACGAGCGCCTGCTTCGAGGAGATCACGTGCTCTCCGTCGATGGGCATGAACG